TTCGACACCATCATGCCATTACGCAACGCAATTCAATCAGTACAGCAAGCTCGATACGATCTTGCTATCGCTAATCAAGGTAAGCGACGTGCAGCACGTTTTGACGCTGGCGATTTTGTATCCACGGCAGATCAGGATGAGATTGTCTGGTTGTTGCATGAGGTTGCTAGTCGAATGGTTGCTCTGGATATGGACACGGCAAATATCAATCTTGCCGCAGAACGGGCAGCGGAGGAACTGGAATGAATACGCAGATATTGTATGACATGGCCCGCATCTATGAGCTGATGGGCTTGAGCCATGAGGCGGCGTTCGAGTGCGCTTTCAACGAATACAAAGCGCTTATAGCCAAAGGCAAACAGAAGCTGGCCGATCTTGTCGGCGGCGAGGATGAACTTGAGCGGTTGCGGAGGCTGGTATGAAAATCAAACTGTATTTTTATCAAGAACAATATAACTGGGAAAATACTCCGCGTATCGGAGTTTTCACTTACAAGATATCCGGCCCTAATGAAATCGAATCAATGTCTCGCATATTCATCATGGAGTCCGAGGTAGAAATTGAAGGATTGGATTTTCTGCCGGAAAGCGTAGTTCGCAATGAAATGGTTTCTGATTTGCGCGCGCGAAAGAATAAAATTCAGGCTGAGACTCACAAAAAACTGAGCGAGATTGACGACAAAATCCAGCAGCTTCTGTGCATCGAAATGAAACCGGAGCAAGTATGAACATAGCCATAGCAATGAAGCTCTCCGGCATCTTGGTATTCATTGTTGGCATGGCCGCTATCGCTATCAGGCTGCTTATATGGGCGGCGACTGAGCGATGAAATACCTAGCCGCCATTCTTGCCCTGCTCTACTCGCAATGCGCGATACCAGAGCAGGCTAATTGGAAATGGTGGCAAGTATTAGGTGTGCCCGGCACCACAACGACAGATAGAGCAGAAGGAACCTGTTACTTACAGGTATCGAGTAAACCGGATTGGGGGAAGTGATGAGCGAACATACGAAAGAGCCGTGGAGGCTTGGTCTCTATCCAGAAGAAATGCACGGCAAGGAATCTGTGCTTGTTGATCTTGCTGATGATCGCAAATATGTATTGCTGACGTGCAATTTGAATTTCCCTGCTGACGCAAGAGCCAACGCCCGCCGCATCGTGGCATGCGTGAATGCTTGCGCCGAGATTCCAACGGACGACCTTGAAGAGTCATCCATGACCATCTTGCAGTACATGGAAGATCAATACGCCGATAAGCTGGAACTGGCGAAGCAACAGCGCGACGAACTGCTGGATGAACTGAAAAACATCGCCGATGCGCGCAGGTTCAATAAAGAGCATTTCGAGAACGACACGAGCTTTGCAGATTGGGCGCAGAGCCGCGCACGTTTTGCAATCGCCAAGTCCGAAGCATGACCACCTGGCGCATCTTCGAGAACAACCGCATCGACGCCCATGCCGCTGCTGAGCATCAGGAAATATGGCGCATGACACAGCAGGCGCTGGCCGAGATCAACGCAAAGAAGTGCTATGTGGCACGCAGTATCGGGCAGCAACGCAGGTTTTCTAAAACTATAAACGGAGGTGGCAAATGAACGACAAGACCGCATTATCTGTGCAGCAAGACTTCGGCGGGAACAGCAAGCAACTGGCCGTAGTTGAAACCGCATCCACGGCAATCGCCGCCCAAGCGAAGGCAATGGTCGAATCGCGCTACATCATGGCGCTGCGCAATCCGCGTAATTGGGATCAGGTACGCCTCGATCTGGTGAAAGAGTGCCGCCGCCCCAGCTTCGCCAACAACAAGAGCGCCTACTACGTGAAGCCAATCGGCCAGGGCGTCGAGGGTCTTGGCATCCGCTTTGTGGAAGTCGCCCTGCGCTGCATGAAGAACGTGCTGGTTGAAACAACCATGATCTTCGAGGACGAAGGCAAGGAAGTCCACCGCGTATCCGTAACCGACTTGGAAGCGAACATCACCTACCCGCTGGACGTGCGCGTGTCCAAGACGGTCGAACGCAGCAAGCCGATGGACGATGGCAGCTTTATCTCCATGCGCCTGAACAGCTACAAGAAGCCGGTCTATACCGTTCCGGCCAACGATGACGACCTGCTGAACAAGCGCGGCGCTCTGATCTCCAAGGCTATCCGCCGCATCGGCCTGCGCATCATCCCCGGCGACCTGTGCGACGAGGCCGAGGAAATCATCAAGGCCATCCGTCTTGACGAAGCTGCGAAAGACCCGGACGCAGAGCGCAAGAAGATTATCGACGCATTCTCCGGCAGCGGCGTCAGCGCGACAGACTTGGCCAATTACCTCGGCCACGGAATCGAGAAATGCTCTCCGGCTCAGATAGTCAACCTGCGAGGCATCTACGGGGCCATCAAGGACGGAGAGGCTACCTGGAAGTCGGTGATGGAGAACAAGGACGCGCAAGGCGGCAATGGAGACGCCGGCAAGGGCGGTAAAGGCGAACTTCCTGTCTGCACCGCCGAGAAGTTCGAGAAGAAGTCCGCCGAATGGAAAGCGCAGATCGTGGACAAGAAAAAAACCGTCGCCGAGCTGATCGCCGTCATCGAAACCAAGGACAAGCTCACCGAAGAACAGAAGCTCACGATTGATTCGTGGGCGCATGAGAACGACTAAGGAGAATCAACATGCAAATCCACAACCTAGTCCAAGGCTCGCCGGAATGGTGCGCATTCCGCCTCGAACACTTCGGGGCCAGCGAGGCGGCAGCAATGCTCGGCCTCTCCAAGAAGGTGAAGCGCACCGAGCTGCTGCACATGAAACACACCGGAATCGCAAAGGAATACAGCGACTGGCTGCAAAAGAACGTCCTGGATAAAGGTCACGAAGTTGAAGCACTGGCCCGCCCAATTGTCGAGAAGATGATCGACGACGATCTGTATCCGGTCACATGCTCGGATGGAAAGCTGTCGGCATCCTGCGATGGCCTGACGATGAGCTATGTAACCGCGTGGGAAAACAAACAGTGGAATACCGAGTATGCCGAAATGGTGCGCAATGGCATCCTGCCGGAAGAACACGCCCCACAGTGCTATCAGATTTTGCGGATTACTCGCGCCCAGAAGGTCGTATTTAGTATTTCTGACGGCACGGAAGAGAACACGGTGACGATGGACGTTCTGCCTGATCAGGAGTGGTTCGACCGGATCGATGCGGGCTGGGCGCAGTTCGAGAAAGACCTTGCCGAGTATGTTGAACCGGAGGTTATCGACACTCCACAAGCCGAAGCAATCATGTCCCTGCCAGCCGTGGTAATTCAGGTATCGGGCGCATTGACTAACTGCAACTTGGACGACGTAACGCCGAAGTTTGACCTGTTCCTTGCCAAAGCCGAAGCGGGAAAGACGTCAATCGACATTCCAAACGGAACCGCCATTGCCAAGTTCAGCCGGGATGCGGCAGCAGATTGCAAGCTGACGGCGAAGGCCGTTGTATCTCAAATGGCGACGGTAAGCGATGCCGTGAACAAGCTCGAACTGTACGCCAAGAAGTTCGATGCCATGGGCCTACTCTACGAGAAAGAAGTTGACCGCCTCAAGGAGATAGAGAAGGTTGCCGCGCTTAACAAAGCCAAGGCGGAATACGCAGAATATTGCGCTGTATGGCAGGCAAAGATATTGCCGATCACACTGGTTGCGCCGGTTGTGGACTTCGCTTTTGCAATTAAGGGACTCAAGACTGTCGAGAGCAAGAACAATGCTCTGAATGTCGCTCTGGCGAACGGGAAGATTGCAGTCGATGCCGTCGCCAAGGACATACTGGCAAAGCAGGCATGGCTCAAAGATAACGCAACCGGCCACAGCTCCCTCTTCCCCGATCTGCAATCACTCATCGTCAAGCCGATGGAAGATTTCACGCTGACCATCACCAGCCGGATCGAGAAGCAGAAGGCGGATGAGGCGGCACGGCTGGCGACAGAGCGCGAGCGCATGGAAGCCGAAGCGAAGGCCAAAGCCGAGCGCGAAGCTGCTGCGAAGCTGGCCGCCGAGGAGGCGCGCATCCGGGCAGAGGAACAGGCAAAGGCGCGCGCAGAGGCAGAAGCCAGGGCCCAGTCCGAATCCGAGAAACACGCGACAGACCAAGAATACAAGCCGAACACGCCAGACCGCGCAACGACTCTCAAGGCCGCGATTGCGGACGCCGGAACGCGCCAGATTGGTGCAGATTTTGCGCTGTCCGGTGTTGCAGCGGATGGCAAGGAAGGATTGGTGCGCGTGCGTCCGACACGCGACGATCTGATTAACACCATTGCGGACGCCTACGGTGTTGACCACTTTACCGCTATGGAATGGCTTGAGTCTGAGTTCGCGGAGGTGGCGGCATGAAATACCTGTCCATGACGCTACCTGACGGCAGCAAGTGGGGCGTGCCGGTAGAAATTATCGCACGCAACCGCGCCGCCCACTACGCCAGCGAGTTCGACGGCGATGTGGAGCGCAGCCTTGCCGAAGACACCATGCCGCTATTCGATGCCGATGACTACGAGATCAAGGATTGGGCCGTCAACAACATGAACTGGTCTGACTTCACCGGGCGCCAGAAGAAACTGGCGGATGCGCCGGAGCCAGACTGGCAGGAATCGTGGATGTCTGGCGATAAGGAAGTGGTCGAGGTGGCCGCATGAACGTCCGCGAGATCGTGATAGCGCACCTCAAGGCAGGCGGATTCGACGGCCTGGCCGGCGAGGATTGCGGCTGCGGCCTGGATGATCTGATGCCGTGCGAAGAGTACAGAATGGCTGACTGCAAACCGGCTAAGCGCATTAACTGCAAGGACGATGGATTCACGCACTGCGAAGGATGCTTCGGTGAGTGCCTTCCTGTCGAGAAGGAAACTGCCTACATATTTGTTACAGCACGACAAGAGCAATGCGGCAAGGTAAGCGACGGCAACGCCTGCACCATGCCGAAAGGCAGCGAATGCTCAGACTGCTGCGGGATTCGCGGTGAAACGATTGGAGCGGGGGATTAAATGGCAGAACTCATCTCCACGCTGAATACCCTGACCATGCCCGGCGCAATCGGTCTCTGCGCGCTGTGCATATTGGCTGGATGGGTGGCTTATTTAATTTGGAGGTTGTGACATGCCGGCCTATCCAGTCTCCGCCCAATACGCCCCACTCTCCGGAATAGCTTGTATGAAGTTCGGAGTAGCCAAAAAGGCAAAGGCAGAGCCGCGCACAACCAAGCCGTGCAAGAAATGCGGCGCAGAGCTTCCGTTTGATGCTTATCGCTGGGTCAACAACGGTCCTGTTTCAAGCAAGAGAAAGCGCAGTCCACGATGCCCGCAGTGTGAGGCTGGATCAACCAGGATAAAGAAAGATCCGAAATGACCGCACAGAACGAAGAGAAGATGAGGGAAGATTTTCAAGCATGGTGTGAACGCACAAGACAAGCTAGAGCATATCATTCTGGCGTTATCGTAGTTGAACCAACAGACGATAACTATTGCATTTGGAAAGCCGCCATTGCCCAAGGAGAGCAAGAGCGCAAGCAGTTGCGGGAACTGGTGAAGGAGATGGAAGCCAGATTCGATACTGAGTTCAGGCGCGGCAAAGAATTGGAAGCAGAGCTTGCCAAGTACAAGGACGCGAAGCCGGTTCCCACGGTTGTGAAAGAAACAATCGAAGAACTCAAGCAACAACTCGCCGCAACAGAACTAGTTGTGGAGCAGATGCGAGTGGTTTTGCAAACACTTGAATTCGTTATCCAGAAAATTGCCGATCAAGAATATCTAGCTCTTCGATTGGTGACAAAGCAAGGATTGGAAATATGCAAAACTTGGTTGCAACTCCAACCCTCCCTATCCGTAATAATGGAGGATAGAGCGAAGATGCTGGAAGAAGCTAAACGCAGAATATATAACGGTGAGTTTAATGGCATGTGCGCCGAGGACGCCTTGCAAAGCATGGCATCCGAACTGCGCGCTAAAGGAGAGTGATATGAGCAAGAGCTACGATCAATTAATTTCTGACAACCATAAACTAGAAATCGAAAACGCAGAACTACGCCGGCAGTTGGCGGAGCAAACGGAAATTCACTCTGCCGAATATCATGCCAGATGCGAAACCATGAAGCATCCAGCGCCGGGCCATGATTATTTGGAGCATTACTGGCGCATTCGTTATGAACAGAAACTAGCCGCCGCCAAGCAAGAAGGCTACGAGCGAGGGTATGCAAAAGGCGCTGCTGTACCTGTTGAGGCTGAGATGATTGCAGAACAGCGCGGGCGCGATGAAGTGCTGCAGGAGCGTAGCTGGATAAATGTGGATGAAAAATTACCAGAAACTTTACACGAACTTGGAGAGTGCATGGTGTCGCAAACCGTTCTTCTATACGGTTTATGTGTCGCCGGATACCATGATATTGGAATTGGACACTATGAAGATTCCGGCAACTGGAGATGTTATGACGGAGAGTTTGACAACCAAATTATCGAGTCAGTGACTCACTGGATGCCTATGCCATCCGCACCAATCGCCGCCGCCGAGAGGGATACAAAAGGATGCGAGAATCTGTGATATGCAAGACGGTGAACACGATGCGGTATATTCTGAAGCAATCCGCAACCAACAATTAACAGATTGACAACCAAAACAGGTAATATATACTCCACACATCGGCTTGGACTCCGATTTACAGATAAGGCTTCACATGCGCTCTGGTGGGTATCTGCCCATTAGTCCAACCCGAAAGGGAGAGCGCAGGTGAAGCCTTTTGTTTTTTGGAAATTATATTTAACCAGGGAATGCTAAAGGAGATCGACATGGAAAAGGAACAACAAGAACTGAAACGCCGCCAGAAGATGATGGACGAATATAAAGAGCTGCTGCAGCGCATGCCGGAAGATATTGCGGCTAAGCTCTTCGAGCACTTCACAACTGATGATCAGAAGAATGTCTTCATGGAAGCTTCATTCTTCGCGATCAAGTTTGGTCGGGCGCTGGAGCGTAGAGACATTGAAGACTGTAAGCCGCTGATCGTCATGCCTAACGGCGTTCAGCCCTCGGCGCTGCTTCTCAGCATGATGACCAGAAGCGGAAAGGCGAATTGATATGACTCAAAAGATACGAACTCTCATGGATAAAATACGCCCAGTATTCATTTTTACTCTGAAAGGTGCTGAGTTCCACATTATGCCGATGTTTTCGTATTTCAAATCTCAAACGTTGAGATATAGCACAGAGAACAAGTATCCTCGGGTCGGAACGCACGTTCGCATCCATTACGTTCGCTTTGGTTTTTTGTCGCTCTATGCAGGAGTGCAATGGTTCGGGAAGGAGATGAAATGAAGAAGATAATCAAAACTGAAGACTGCCATCTTTTCGTCTGTCCGATGGCAATAAGTAATCCGAACACAAAGGTCAACACCTGCATCGGTCCATTTTGCATGAAGTGGGAAGAAGAGGTCGTGATGCGGAAGAAGAAAGATCACGTCGAACCCAGAGACTTCATCGAATCCCCGTTGGCAGGGGTTGAAGAAGTTCGTACGGGGAAAGGTTGGTGCGGACTATGAACGAGCTAATCGACATCATTCGGCAAAGCTGGTATGCCGACAAAGCTAAACACGGCCTGCCTTGTGATGACGATGCATTTGAAGCGTACATCAATAGCATGTCGAATCTGGAATTGCTCCGCGAGATTTCGTGGGCAATCGAAGAGAGGATGAGAGCATGAACGACAAAGAATTGTTGACGCTGGCGGCGAAGGCCATCGGAGGCTTGCATCAAGAAAATGCAAAGCGGGTTGGCTTAGAACTGGTGACACATGAAACTGCAATGTCACCGTTCTGGATGATTGACGGTCGGCATAGTCATCATTGGAACCCACTCGCCAATGACGGCGACGCGTTTCGATTGGCAGTGAAGTTGAAGTTGCTGGTTGCACCCTGCGCGACCGGCGAAGTTGCTGCGGCGAGCATGTGCCACAGCGTCGAATGTCTTGAATCATTGGCGGACGACTCTCGCGCCGCTACCCGCCGCGCCATTGTCCGTGCTGCTGCGCGAATAGGATTGGAGATGAAATGAGCAGCCTACCATTCCCGACCTGCGAAGCAACCGACTACGAGATTGAGCTTGAGCGTCTGGTGGCTCAGGTGCTCTATGCCGGTGCAGTCATTCCGAATCGCATATATGTTGGCGAGCCGTTCTATCAAATACTTGTTGGTCACACCATTGGCAAACGACTTCCCCGCGCAAAGTCGAAATGCCTAGCATTGAAGCGCTAATGTAGACATTTTTATAGGAAGATGACGGCATTCCTCAACCAGACATCTATTACAAGGAGATAAAATGAAAGACTGGGCAAACGACATCAACTTCCGGCGAAAGATTGCCGAGGAAAATAGAAGGATGGACGAAGCTGAACG